TCGCCAAGCATCGTGCTGCAGGGATCGGACTCGATGTCCTCGCGGAAATGATTGGCTGCACTGAAGCGGAACTCGAAGAGCTTGAGGCTGACTCGGTTTACTCCGAGGTGCGCGGCATTGTAGGTGCTCTGACTGCATCGGTTACTGCCGACCAAGGACTCCTGTGGGATTCTATTGAGCAAAAAGCCGCCAGCCGTCTCTTGCAGCGAGTCGAAACGGAGCGCGATACCGACACGCTCTTGAGGATTGCCGCCACGGCTAACCGCATGACTCGTCGAGCCGCTGCAACGCGCAATCCGGCTCTTGATCCCGGCCAGCAGGGCCGCAAGGTCTCAATCCAGCTCACGCGCCGCATGGTCGAGCGACTCACTGGCGAGGGTGCAACTGTGCGCGCCAGCGAAGAATCAGTGTCGATCACCGGCGGAATCAGCAACCCTGAGTTCGAGGAAGTGGATCGGCTGCTGGGCTTGCAGCCCGCCCGAATCACCGCCCCCAGCGAAGCGCAGATTCTTGCCGATCTTGGATTTTAGGAGTCAGCTATGCAGAAGCGTTACGAAATCGATCCGGTGACAGGTCTTCGACTCGAAGTGCTCGATCCGCTGCCAAGTCCGCAAGCAGCTATCATGGACAATCTGGGCATGACCGACACCGGCACGATTCCGCCGCCGGAGCAGCCCATGGTGATCGAACCGTTCCAGCCTGACAGCGGAGCGGGCAACCCTCAGGCCCCAGTCGCAGGCCCGACGCCGATTCGCGCTGGCGGGCAGGGGCCGGGCAAGCGCAGCCTGCTGGACAGCCTGATTCATACTATTGCGGGAAAGCCGGATGCCGATCTCAGGCTGGCGGGGAATCAAAAGGAGCTGGCTGAAAGGGGGCAAAGGAGGCGGGCGGCAAGTGCTGCCGCCAAATCAGCTGCTGAGGCGCCGGGCGAGTCATACATGGACATTCCGATGGCCGGCAGTGGTGAGGGCAGTGAGCAGTTGACTCGTATGATCGGCGGCGCAGCCAAGCTTGTCGGAAAGCTCTTCGGGGCGGGCTAGCGAGTCATGAGCGTTGACCAACTCGTAGACAGACTGGAGCGTAGCTATGCTGAGTCAATGAGCTCGGCAGACGCAGACACGCAATTTGTCGAGGCCGATCACGAGTTGATTGTCGGACTCCTCAAGACCAACTTCGAGTTCCTGATCGAGTTTTTCCTTGCGGAGCAACTCGACATGGCTGTGCCCCTGTTCCACACGGAAATCTGGAGCCTGCTTACCGACTTGGAGAAAGAGCGAGTCCTGCTCGCCATCCCTCGCGGCCATGCCAAGACGACTCTTGCTAAGCTGGCTGTGATCTGGCACTGGTTGTTTACGCGCCACCGATTCTGTGTTTACCTGTCAAACACGAGTCCTATCGCCAAGGGCGCCTGCCGCGACATTATCGAGTGGCTTTCCCACCCGAACTTCATGGCGATATACGGGCGAGTCAAGATCGTCAAGCACTCAGAAAACGAGGGACTCTGGATATTCGATCTTCCGCTGCGAAACGGTAAGACCAAGCGCTGTATCCTTCGCGCACTCGGTCAAGGTCAGCAGATGCGCGGGATCAACATCGACAACCAACGCCCTGACTTGGCTGTCGTAGATGACGTCGAGGACAACGAGAATACAGGTTCTGAGTCGCAGCAGAAGAAGCTGGATCAGTGGATGTTTGGCCCGTTCTTGCAGGCACTCGACAAGCGCCGTAAGATCATGTGGCTGGGCAACATGCTGACCAAAACGTCGCTGTTGGCGCGCCTGAGTCGCAGCCCGACATGGAACCCCGTCGTTTTTGGCTGCTTGATTAAGGACTCGCTCGGCAGGCTTCGCCCGCTTTGGCCTGATCGCTGGTCTGTCGAGGCGCTTATTGAGTCGTTCCAGGAGTATAAGGGCCTCGGGCTGACTGCGACTTGGATGTGTGAGATGATGAACATGCCCGGACACGGGCAGAACGGATTCAGCGCCGACCAGCTTCGCTACCTGCCCGCTCCTGACCCTGCCGACGTTGAGATGGCGTGGATCACGATTGACCCTGCGTTTGGACTCAAGCAGCAAAACGACGAAACGGCCATCGCAGTCCACGTATTGCCTCGCGGTGGGACGACGCCTATCACCCTGCCGCCCATACATGGCCACTGGACAGAGACTCAGATATTCGATCAGGCGATGGAATTGGCGCGTTTGTGGGGCGCGTGGACTTGGGGGATCGAGGCCGTCGCCGCTCAGCGAGTCTTGATAACTCTGTTCGACATGTTGCAGGCTATGCGGGGCATCCCGAATCGCTGCGTGTTCGTGCCTCTCATGGCAGGCAACGGCGATCCCAAGGCAGGCCGGATTCGTGCGTATGTGTCGCTCATTACCGCCGGTGATTGGGCTATCGCAGATCATGACATTGACCTTACCACGCAACTTGTCGGACTCGACATGACCAAGAGGGATCAAGCTGACGATATTTGCGACGCCGCTGCTTATGGCCCGCAGATGTATGAAGAGTTTCAAGGACTCATTTCCCATCAATTCATGGCCAGCACAGAGCCGCTGGCTAAAGCACAATTCGGAGTGGAGGTAGCCAATGTCTAACTCGTCGTTCAGCCAGTCAAGTATGCGTCACGCCAAGCTGCCGTTTGCGGAGGCGCAAGTCCCGTCGCAGCATCCGTTCAAGAACAAGCAGAATCACGACTCTTTGCTTGAATACTGCCAGCAGCGACTCAGTGTTGGCAAGGATACGCGCGACGCGGAACTGGATCGTCTCGTGCGAATCGACAAGAAGGTTGCCGGCTGGATTCGCATGAAGGACGAGGACAAAAAACGGCGCGAAAAGGCTGATGTGACTGGTGAGCCGCTGCTGACCAACATGAATCTGCCGCTCACGTTCATTCACCTCGACGACATGATGACTTATTTGGCCGATACGTTCGCTCCGAGTCGGGGAATGTTCTACAACACGGGCACGCCCAACGAAATGAATCAGGCTGCGCAGCTTGTGACCAAGATGAACAATGACGCGCTCTATGCTGGCTACTACCGGGAGCTGCTTCAGACTCTTTTCAGCTGCCTCAAGTATAACATGGGTGGACTCACGGTTGCCTGGGGCTCCGATCACGGCCCTTCCAAGGCAAACGGCAGCAACAAAGAGGACAGGGTTTTCGACAGCGGAGTCAAGTGGCAGGGCAATCGTCTCAAGACTCTGGATCGCTACAACACGCTGCTCGATCCGTCTGTTCACCCAACTCGCCTGCACATCGAAGGCGAGTTCTGCGCCTATGTCGAGCTCAAGAGTCGCTTCTGGGTGCAGACGCGCGCAGTCAATGGGCAGTTCTACAACTGCGCGGATGCAGTCAAGAACATGGGGCAGTCCAGCGCGGCTGCATACTACCGTCACCCGCCCGCAGAAGCGCGGCTCGAGTCTGATACGCACGCAGAGGGCGAGGATTGGGTGTCTGTCTTGAGCGCTATGCCTTCGAATCAACAGGATGGGCACGAGGTGGTCACGCTTTACATTCGACTGAATCCCACGGAGTTCGGTCTGGTGCCTCGCGAAGATGTGCCTGCACGGCGCCGCTATGAGGTTTGGCGAGTCACAATTCTCGACAACAAGCACATCGTTGCGCTCGCGTGGCAGAACAATGTCCACAACCACATTCCCTGCTACTTCGGCGTGATTCATGACGACGTAATGGGGCCTGCACAGCGGAGTCCCGGCGAGTTGCTCGCTCCGCTGCAAGATTTTGCGTCTCACTTGCTCAATGTCCACATGGAGGCGGCGCGCAAGTCGATCTACGGGACTACCGTTTACGACCCCACCATGGTCAATCTTGAGTCAATACCCAAGGGAGAGGTCGCGGCTCGGCTACCTGTAGAACCGCGTGCCTACGGGCGGGACGTCCGCACCTATATTCAGGAGCTAAGGACGACTCACGATACTTCGCATACGATGCAAGACCTGGAAACTGTCATGGCCATCGTCAATCAGTTCTTTCCGACGCAGGCGTTGCCGAGTCAAATTGCCAGCATTGAGCGAGCAGTGTCGTCGCAGGTCGCAGCAGTTCAGCATGGCGCGAATCGTCGCCAGCAGAAGACCGCCCGGCTGCTTGATGACTCCATGTTCCGCCCGATGCGGTTTGCGATGTATTACAACATCTTGCAGTTCCAGCCTGATGGCGAAGAAATCACGGACTTCTATTCGGGCCAAGCAACTCGACTCGATATTTCGGCCATGACCGATACCAACCTACCCTACATCATCGGCCAGGGACTCAAAGCGATCGACAGGCAGACCACGAGTGAAATGCTCCAGAAGGTCATCTTCGCTCTGATTCAGGCGCCGGCCGCTGCGCAGGGTATTGACCTGCTTGCGCTGATCGACTACTGGACTTCGATGATCGACATTGACATGAACATGCGCCAATTCCGAGTCGGCCCGCCACCGGCGGCACCCGGAACCGCCGAGGAAGGCCAGCCCGCAGTCAACAGCGTTGGCGTTCCCATTCCCGCGCCGGGGCAGAATCAGGTTCGCCCGGCCACCGACCCCGCCCAAATAGCAGGAGGCCCAATCTTTGGCTGATTTTCGTATATTCGACTCACTCAGCAGCGTGGAAAAAGCTGCGGCGAAAGAAGCCCTAGCTTTTCTGGGCGAGTCTGGCTGTCTCAAGGCTTACACAGAGCTTTTGATTCGCCAGCTTGCCGAGGACAGCCATGGTCAGAGTGACGAGGAACTTTTCGCTGCCATCCGGCGTGTGCAGACCGACACGCACGGCTATATGGCACTTCACCACTACGGTCTGCGACTCGCTCAGGAACTAAAAGGACAGCTCAATGAAACTCACGAATAGCTTGCTCACCAGCACCATGATGACTCCGGCTGAACGCCGCATGGGCCGCTTCATGCGCGCTCCTGATGGCCACGAGGGAGGGGATTCTGGCGCGCCCGCCAATAACACTGGTGTTAATTCCGACTCCGGCACCCCCGCCGGTGATAGTAACACTGGACAAGACTTCGACTTCGGGGCATTTTGGAACCAGCAGAAGCAGGACGACGCTTCCGACGATTCGAAGAAGGATGAACCGGACGAAGGCGCCCAACTCGGCCAGCAGCTTGTGTCCCAGATTCAGGGCTTCAAAGCATCCGACGTGTTCACACAGGATGCTTTGCAGAAAATGACGGATGGTGATCTGTCCCCGCTGAACGAGGGAATCAACAAGGCAGTGCAGATGAGCATGACGCAAATGCTCGGAATCACCGCCACCCTGATGCAGAAGTTCGAGCAGAACTTGCAGTCGCGATTCGACTCGATGGTCGAGAATCGGCTGGAAACGAGCAGGACTTCGCAGCAGGACGAGCAAATGCTGTCCAAGGAGTTCAAGGCGTTCTCCGATCCAGCAGTCCGTCCGATGATTCACGGTGTGTTTCGTCAGGCTCTCCAGCACTCGGCGGGCGATCGGCAGAAGGCCCTCAAGCTGACTCGGGGAATGCTGCAAACAATGGGGACTGTGGCAAAGGACGATATGGGTCTGTCCTCGCTGCGGAATCCGGACGATCAGTTGGACGAAGGCCCTGCACGGCTCGTCCAAGAGTTGTTGCAAGGACGCAGTTAGAGTCGTCCAGATCAAGGAGCGCCAGAAATGATTCAAGGTATTTTCATGTCGAATCAGGGCATCGTGGGGGATCGCGTGGGCGACTTCTCTTCGGCTGTCTTGCAAATCAATCCGACCGGCACCGCACTCATGCTGGCGCTCTCGTCTGGCATGGCGAAGGCGAGCGCGCAGGACACGATCTTCACGTGGTTCGAGGACTCGCATCAGCCGGGCCGCACCGGCGTCGCTTCGATTTCGGGCTCCGGCCTCGGCACCACGCTGCAAGTCGATGACCCGACTCAGTATGTGCCCGGTCAGGTGCTGCTCGTCGAAGAAACCGGCGAGGTCATCTTTGTCGACTCGATTTCGGGTTCGAACCTTACCATCGTCCGCGGAATCGGCGGTTCCAGCATCGTGGCGATTACCAACACGATGAACGTTCAGTCGATCGGCAACGCGCACGAAGAAGCGTCGGATCGTCCCGTTGCCGTGACTCAGCTCGGCGCGCCGCGCTCGAATCTGGTGCAAATCTTCCGCAACGCATGGGCCGT